AGCCGCTTCTCAGACGACGTGCCCCGTTTCCGGGTCTTGTCGATGATGCGGATAAAGGACATGCGAACCTCGTCAGCACGCCCCAGATCGAGCGGGTCGAAGATGACGCCTCGGTCGGCAGAGTTCGCCGCGATCGTCCGTCTGCGCAACCCCCGCAGGGCATCCTCAGCACGCACGAACGCATCATTAATCCGCCGCTCACCGGCGGTCATCGTCGCCCGATTCAGAGGGTCACGCACACCCGACCGCACAGCATCGAAGTTGGACGCCCGGGCAGTCGTGCCCGACACGCCCGCGATCGTGAACGTCCCCTGACCGCGCCCCGCTGCGAGCACACGCGCATCCGTGTTCAGATTCCCGCGAATGTTGCCGCCCACAGTCTGCGGGCCGGTCACATACCCCTCGCGTTCGAGCATCCGGATTGCGTTCGCTCGTGTGCCGGCAGTCCGGTAGATGTCATCCACCGTCATCCGTGTCGGCGTGCCGTACTTGATCGCCTGACGTGACTTCGAAGACGACAACCCGCGCAACCGGACATTCTCAACCCGGTAAATGTCGCCGCCATCACGAATAGCCCGAGCACCAGACTTCGTGAACACACGATCCTGCTCGGCCTTCGACAACGAACCGAAATACGCATACGGGTCAGTAGTGAAATCGCCGGCCACATTCTCGTTCGACGGAATGTGGAGGCAATCGCAGCGAGGATGCCGCTGGAACCCCTGGTTCCACCGGAACCACTTCCCCGCCAACACCACGCAACGAGAACACGACGGCGCATTCAGCATCCGCGTGTACCCAGTAAGCGTCGGGCGGCGCACCATGTCCACGCCGTACACGTCGCGCCGCGTATCGGCCAGCATCGTCAACAACACGCCCGTCAACCACGACCCGGCGGACGCCAACGCCTCCGCAGACAACGCGCCCCGACTAACCGCAGACTTCGCATGGGCTACCGCGCCACCAAGCATCGACTCAACCGTCACCCCGTTCGGGGCGGTCTCGAGGAACCGCGACGGAACCATCTCCCCCACGGGAAGATGCACCTGACCGGTCTCCGCGAGCACCGCACCCGTATACGGCAGCGCAGCGGCGACAGTCGCCGAACGACCCTGCTCAACGACACCCACCATCGTGGGTTGGACCGCAGCCCAACCCGAATCGAAATCGTCGCCAACCTGTCGCCAAAGCTTCGACGCGACACTAACCGTCGTCGCCGCTATCGCCTGCTGCTGCCGGTACTGCTCCTGAGCTGTCTGAGGAATCATCAAGCCCCCTCATGGCAGCCGCGATCTGCGGGTCGTTCAACTCCCGCTCACGCATATCCATGACCCGCTCAATGTCGAGCGGGTCCATGCCGTCAAGCTCCATCAGGTACTCAAGCGGGTAACCCATCTGCTTCTTCTTCAAGAGAGCGTCGGCGAGCTGGGCCTCCGATCGGATCTCCGGGTTCGCCCACACAATCGACGCCAACCGGATCTCATCAGCCAACGCCTTATCGCCCTTGGCGAGCGCATTCAGGCGGTGAATCTCACGGATAGCCGGCGTTGCGAACGTGTGGAACTCGAGCGTCTTCTTCACAAGACCAATCTCGGAAGCCTTGAGGCCCTCGCCGTTCACATTCGACATGCCCTTGATCGTCACGAGCTGCGTCGGCGGTGTGCGCGTCTGCGAAGCAACATGCCCCACAGCCTGCGAGATCACATCAGTGAACTGGTCCAATCGAGCAGCAGGAAACGAATCGATCTTCGCGTTCTCGCCCGTCAACCACAGGAACCGCTTCTCCTGCAAGTCCTTCATCTCGACGACCTTCTCGCCGATCTTCTGGCCCTGGTCGTCGAGAATCGGGATCTTCGGAGGTTCCTGACCCGTAATCACACGGGCATCCATCGACGCATAGTCAGCAGCCACAAACAGGTACGCCCACATCAGGTTGATGGCGTCCTGCATCGGCATCACACCAGCGATCTCCGAAATCGGGTCGCCAGCGAGAACCGGACGGTTCGGCACCTCAACAATCGGCACCTCACCCAGTGGGTGCGGTAACGGCCACACCTCGCCCCGCACCTCACGCGCAACCCAACCGCCCTCGCCACCAACAGTGATCCGCCCCTGTGTGGCCTGCGAATCACGCTCAACAACCGACTGCACGCGCTCACGCTGGAACTTCCACACATCATCCGCCGTGTAGAGGTTCGCGAACTCGTGCTTGTCATCAGCCCATGTCTTCAACGCAGCAACACGCTTACGACGGTTCCCCCAGTCGTACTCAACCTCAACCGCAGACGGATGCTCCCACGTATCCAACGGCTGATCGTCCGAATCGCCCCACACCAACACGAACGAACGCGAAGATGCCAAGGTCGTCACAAACCCCTGCGACGACTGCGCCTCCATGTCATTCAGGAGCCACGAATTCCAAACCGCCTTCGACGCCGCAGTGTTATCACCCAACTTGATGCCCGTGTGCCGGATGCGCTCATTCTCCGCATCAACCACAGGCCGGCACCAGTTGTCCGAGAACCCCACATAGCGGGCAGCGTTTGCCTTGCGCCACTCCTCGGTCGCAAATGAAAGAGGCTGCTTACCCGCGTAGTAGTCCTCGGTCTTGTCAATGAACCCACGACGACCATCGAGACGCAGGTACAGACGGTTCACCAACTGGAGAGCTTCGATAGCATCCAACGGAGCCTCCAAAGGGGTTTAGTAGTACACGTACTCGTCTGGTTCTTCCTCGAGCGCACCACCAGCAATCGCATCCATGACGGCGTCATGAGCGAGAACCGACGACATAGCAAAGTCGATCTTCTGGTGGTCCTCGGGCTTGCCGATGATGTACTGACGTTCCTTCGTCAACGCATTCATCGCACGCGACCGCACAACCGCATTCCGAATATGACCGGCGACCATCTCGTCACCGTCATGCGTGAACGGCGACTCGCTGTCCGACACGTCCGTCTTGAAACGCTCGAGCGACGCCCACATCTGACCGATACGGTTCGTCGGCCACTTCACAAACACCTTGTCGCCATACTTCGAAGCCCAAGCGTCAATCTCCGACTCCCAAAACTGCGGGTCGCAATACGCACGCACAACCTCGAACTGAGTCGCGATCTCGTCGACAGCAGCATTTACCTCAGACCGCGGCACCCGACCAGACCAATCCTGAGGACGCCACAACGTCGGCAGCTCCTTGACGCCATAGGTAGGCGTGAATTGGTACTGCGCCAACGTCTCGAGCCTGATGCCCGTGAAGTCGTTGTTATCCGAACCGTCGAAGCCAAAACACACCTTCGTACGGAACGACACCACAGCAGGCGGCACCTTGCGGGCAGACCACTTCGTCATGTCGAACCACGAACCCGAACCGGCAACGATCCGGTTCCCGAAGAACCGTTCAGCATCCGCCGCATCAGTCTCGAGCAGCTCAGCTGCTTCACCCTCAACCTCATCGATGTTCACCCACGGGGCAGCACGGTAGTTGTACTCAAGGATCTTCCGGCGCTCCGCCTTCACCTTGAAATCAAGATCAGAAGGAGGCTGCTGAAAGTCCTTAAACACGTCCTTCGCGACAGCCTCGAACGTGCGCTGAGCGACACTGTTCTCAGTCGGATTCCACGAGTTCGTCGTCTCAATCGAACGCCCACCCATGCCGGCAAGGCCACGACGCTGATTCTTCGACAGCTTCCAGCCGCCGTTCGTCTCCAACCAGAGACCCGTCTCATCCTGAACAGCGAACGTCACACGCTGACCAAGCCGCGAAGTCGCAGCAGCCGTCACAGCGTCGATACGCCCACCGCCAGGAAGACGGATGAACTCCTCACCCGTCTTCGGAATCACATCCGACAACGGGCCAAGCTCAATCATCGGCCGCAACGCGTCATACGTGTTCGAAGTCTGATCCTCAGACGTAGCCGTGATCTGAATCAGCGGCGTCGACCACTGCCGCCCCATCGGCTCACCCGGCTCATACCAATACGACCAACCACACCCGCAACCATGCTCCGAGCAGCGATACACCTCATCGCCAACAGCCCAACCGTTGAACAACGCCGGCCCGACACCCTCAACACACACAAACGCAGCAACCAGCGGAGACTTACCCCACTTCTGCGCACGCACAAGCTGCGAACGACGATTCACAAACGCACCACCACGAGGCGGACGCGGGCCATCCATCGACGCCGAATCCTTCACCAAGTAATGACCGACCATGAACGCCAACTGCTCATCACCGAGCACAAACGGGTCGCCCTTGTGGTCAAGATCAGGGATCACGCAATGAGCCTCAACCCACTCGACGGCGACCATCAGCGGCTTAGCCATTGATCGCCCTCAATCTGTCTCGAGCAGACGAACGAGAGGGTCGCGCCTCCTCTCGGCGCTCCGCAACCTCGTCCTCACTGAACTTCCAACGCAGCGAATGCATCCCAGGCAGCGAAAGACCGATCTCCGCAGACATCCGCAACACAGCCGTCTTCAAACCAGCCGAAGCCTCAGCCTCAACCGACTCAAGAAACGCACGCACATACGCGGCAACCTCATACTCGAGACCCAACTTCGCCCACATCGCCGCCTGCGGCTTCACCCACAACGTCTTCCAAAGCTCAACCTCACCCACCAAGGGCACAGGGAGCGGAAACGACGGAACAGGACCGATATAGCCGCCCGAAGGCAGCGTCTCCCAACCAGCATCATCCTTACGATCACGACGCAACGCATTCGGATCAGGCGCAGGACCACTACGCGCACGAGCACCACCAGAAGACATACCCATCACCTCCGCCAGCGTTGCGCCGACATAGAAAAAGGGGCCGCGTTGCGCGACCCCAAAGGGTGTTTCGGAAACGTTTGAACCCGCCAGACCA